GTGAACTATGCCACAAACACACATTATAACAGCTGGGCCATCTCTAGTAATTAACGGCCAAGTTAAGGGAAAGGCTAGTGGTCTTATTGACTTATATGTCTATAATCTCTGCAAGTCTTTAGGCATTCACCGAATGTACAGTAAACATATCGAATTAAACTTTGTAACTAGTGAAGACGACCAGATGGGTAATTGTTGGGGTTGTGGTAAAGAAGGAGTTGCAGTAATTAATATCTGCAGAAAACACCATGGTAAAAAGATAGATTATTCTGACCAGATGCAGACTCTTGCTCATGAAATGGTTCATGTGAAACAATACTTCCGTAAAGAACTTGATGGCAGTGGGTGTAAGTATAAATGGAAAGGTCGTAATGCCGATGGGTATCAATATGAAAATCAACCATGGGAACGTGAGGCTTTTAAACGTGAAGAAGGTTTATATAAAGAGTGTTGGCCATATTAATGCAAAATAATTCAACAAAATGGTTGACAAATGGTTTTAGCTATAGTATAATATACCTATAAATTAAGAAAGATAAGGAGTTTTAATTATGAAAATCATCGCGCAAAGAACCTCACCCGTAACAGGTAAAGATAACCACATGGTAATATTTGCCACTAATGAGCAGTTAATTAATTGGCATGAAGGCGCTCTTATTCAAGACGCACTGCCTGATGCGACAGTAGACCAGAGGGAGTTTTTAATCTCCGGTTGCACACCAACGTGTTGGGATTCAATGTTTGGATCCGAGGATGCAGCATAATGAAAGAGATATTTGACTTCTTGGAAGACCTGAAAGAATCAGGACAAATTAATATGTTCGGAGCGGCCCCTGTGTTACAGGAAACCTTCGGTCTTAACAAATACGAAGCGAGAGAAATTCTTGCTGATTGGATGAAATCTTATGAATAAATTTAAAGGCCTAGCGGCAGGAACAGTAGCAGGAATCACATTAGGATTACTCTTAAATTATGCATTTAATATCCCTGAGGTGCAAATGAGCCACTCTACAGGAGAATGTGTAAAGGTGGTTAACTTCTCCAAATCAGATACATTCACCTGCGATGATCTGCCGTCTCGCTATAACCATGTGTGGGTTAAATGATTAGAATTCTACAGGAAATAACCGATTGGGGTGACGAGAAAGTTTCTAATGGAACATACTATGTTAATGAACATGGCCATTTAGTTGCTTACAAACCAGTAAATGGTGAGTATAAAGAATTCAGTAAACCTATGAAAAGGTTCTCTACCGCACGCAGAAAATTCAAAGAACTTGGAACTATAGATAATGGTTCTTCAGGTATACCAGTTAAAGGCTCTAGAGGCAATACATATTACATAAAAAATAATAAGTGTTCATGCCCTGGATTTAAATTTAGAGGTAAATGTAAACACTTAGACAAGGTGGCCGCATGAATTTATCATACTGTGATTATATAGCACATACCATTATAAAACCTGCCCTTGATATAGATAATGATTCTAATCAGGGTATGCTATCAGAAGTTAGTCAAGTTAAAATGGACTTATGTAAGAAGGATGGGTATATGTTATCCACTACCAAAACCATAATGTTAACAGATAAAAATGGCAGAGAATATAAAGTAACCATAGAAGATGTTACAAAATAATAAAAAATGGTTGACAAATGCTATTAACAGTAGTATAATAGTACCTATAGTTGATGAGGAAATAAATTATGAATAGATTAGAAATGATCAAAGCGGCCGCGGAAAAGGCACAAATCAAGAGAGCAATATCCAATATTGCAACCAGAAAGGAGTCAATCAAAGAAAAAATGAAACTCCATAAAAAATTAACCAAATCTATGAAAAAGGCAGGACATCAAGCTCCTAGTAGCCTTGAATCGTTTAAAGAAGAAAATATGTATTATACGGAGAAAGAAACCCGCGATTATCTTGCAGGTACTTCGATAATGGAAACATATGAGGCAATGAGGTCACAAGATGATTATTGATATTGAAAAGTTAGTAAAAGACCACCCCAATAATTACAGTTTGGGTGAGGCAGTGAGAGCTCTATATTGGGCTGATCAACATAGTAAAGCCGTAGAGCGAAGAGAAAAGAATGATTCTCAATTAAGACACGAGCAAAAAGTTTTTCGTGTTGTTGATGATGCAGGCTGCGATGTCGAAACAGGAAAGTTTTTAGGATGATGTCCTTTACACTCGCTACAAAGCGATTAGAAGCTCTTAAACGGGCAGAACTGGCTGCTAAGAACCCAGAATTTAAAGAACTTTGGGCCATAAAAAGGCAGCAATTAATAGAACTATTGCAATCGGGTAGTTCATATGATGAGCTATCAGGAGAAGTGATATGATGGAATTAATATTTGGATGGGTAGTAACTTTAACATTTTTAACATTAGCATATGTGGGAATACACATGACGTTTGAAAAAGACGCAGGTAGAGATATACCACTTATATGGGAAAAAAATGGGTTACTAAGTAAACTGTTCAGGAAAGACGGAGACAACAAATGAAATACATGGAAATGTCAAGTTACTCAAAAGGTAACCGAAAGGCCGATGTATTAAGAACTTCTGCAGAATCTCCTAATCATTGGGGTTGCAGATTCTATCTTGCAGGTAATTCTTTAGGTATTGAGTGGTATAAGGGCCATTCAGAATCATATGCCGAGGATGCCGCAGAAAACTATGTTGAGGGTATTAAAGATTATACCCCTTAGGTTTTGTCACCTCTTAGCGGCTATTTCTACTCCTTATCAGAATGCCGCTAGGGGGTTGACAAATTTTTTTAGGCGTGGTATAATATACACATATCACATAAGGAGTAAAGTATGGTAAGTAAATCATTAGAAAAGAAAAGAATCAAAGGTCGTAAAAACAGAGTCACTATTGATGACAAGTATATGGGCCAAGAGCCATGGTGGGATGAAGATAACCCACAACCAACAGATGATAGTCTATGGAAAAGTCAATGGACAAAAGCTGCACACTGGTACAATTATTTCTATAAAGCAAAAGATTATATTCCATATATTCTAAAATACGCAGAAGAGGTTCATGGGTTTAATAAGAAAGATATAACCGCTCTCAAAGCTATTGAGGACTGGAGATTAAATCAAGGCACTCAAGCAGTCGCACGTCTACATTATCGTGGATGGGCACATACCGAAGAACAACATCAGAGAGTTCTTGGTAGATTAAAAGAACACGTAATTACGGGTAATAAAGCTCTTAAAGAGAAAGTAGAAGTTAAAAAATCCGCACCACCTGTCATCAGTCCAGCACAAAGGGCATATACAAACATGATGGAGACTATTCATTCGGACTGGGATGAGATTGTAATAGATAGCTGGATGGATGGAAAATTTAATCCAGAGTTTAATGTATATGAACTATGGAAAAAACACGGCCTGAAAGGTAATGTTATTGAAGGATTTAAAAGAAAAGTCCAGTTTGAATATGATCTTGTATCTGATGCGTATAACAAAACGTGCGATCAAGCTGTAGAAGCATATTCACATATTACACCAAGACGTCAGAAGAAGATGTTAAACTTAATGGATGTCATCTTTGCTGATCTTGATAAATTAAAAGGTAGTTTTAAGGCAGTTAGAATGCCTAGAGCTAAGAAACCAAAATCTACAGATGCTCAAGTCGCAAGATTACAGTATAAGTCAGAAGATATTGAATCAAAGGTCACGTCTATTAATCCAGTATTGATACCTACTAAAGAAATGTTATGGGTGTATAATACTAAAAGTAGGGTACTGACACAGTATGTTACAACCGCTACGAGTGGTTTTGAAATTAGTGGTACTACCATTAAGAATTTTGAACCGACTCTGTCAAAGACATCTAGGTTAAGAAAACCACAAGATATATTACCTGATGTGTTAAAATTCACTCCCAAACAAATAGATAAAAGAATTTGGGATAAATTAACAACTAAGATAGGTAGTCCAAACGGTCGTATAAACAAAGATTGTGTTCTACTTAGGGTAATGTAAGGAAGACATGATTGAACAGAAAATTATGACAAGAAAAAGATTTTCTACTGCGGTAGAAAGTATGGTGACAAATAGTAAGGGGTTAACCTATATAGAGGCAGCTGCTTACATTATAGAAGAACGAGGAATGGATTTTAAAAATTTAAATAGACTATTATCAGATTCTCTTAAACAGAAAATCGAGGCAGAGGCTATAGGTTTAAATTTACTTAGAACCAAACAAACGAATAAGTTACCTATATAATGAAACAGTTATGGCATGATTACATGGTTAATTCAAAAGAATGGCAAAAGAACTCAGACGGTTGGGTTACTGCTATGACAAAATCAAAAGAAAGCAAAGAAGAATACCAAGAGTACTTAGAGATAACAGAAGATCCAGTTCCTTATAGAGATTGGCTAGTAACTATCAAGCTTTCAAAAGTGGAGAAGTCAGGAAGTGATTATGATTTATAATAAATTATGATGGATCCATTTGATTCTTATAAACTATATAATGCATTAAAGCTACATTTTGAAACAGATGGTTATGATGCAATCAAGTATAATTATAAGTCAAATGTATCACCGCAATCCTTCTTTAAGAGAAGGGATAAGTACTTCTTTGCTAAATTAGCTAAGAACTACGAGAAGGATTTATTAACATACTTTGTATCTAACTTTAAAAATGGAGTTGGTTACGTAGGTGATATGATTAATGAAGACGGAGAAAGAAATTATTTGGATCATAAGAGAATACAAGAATCTATACATCGTGTGTTTTCAATTGATATAAATAAACTTAATGAGCAAGGAGAAATGTTTGATAATTTCTTTAAGAGTAATGACGGACAATTACCCTTGGTTATAAAGATATGGATGCAAGAAGAGATTAGTTTAGAGACTGTTGTTATTCTTAATTCTATATTTGGGTTTATACAACGTGAATCCGAGAAAGTAACAGATACCATTATATGGCCTGATACCAAACGGAAGATAGAAAAGTATACCCCATTTGTAAATTATAATAAAGATAAATGCATGAAGCTATTGACAAATGTGTTTATTTGATGTATAATATACAGTATAATTATGAATAAAGTGAAATATAACAGAAACGACTACATTAGAGTCGTAATACAACGCAATACGGAGATATAAAATGTCATTTGCAAACCTTAAGAGCTCGCGAGGCTCGTCAATCGACAAACTCGTAAAGGCAGCGGAAGCTGTGTCCACTAAAACAGATTCTAAATCTTCTTACGGAGACGATAGATTCTGGAAACCTACCAGAGATAAAGCAGGAAACGGTTATGCCGTAGTCAGATTCCTACCAGCCAAAGAAGGTGAAGACCTCCCTTGGGTAAGGTATTGGGATCATGGTTTTAAAGGTCCTACTGGTCTATGGTATATAGAAAACTCTTTAACTTCTATTGGTCAAGATGATCCAGTATCAGAATCTAATTCTGTTCTGTGGAATTCTGGTCGTGAAGAAGATAAAGCCACCGCTAGAGATCGCAAGCGTAGACTACATTATGTAAGTAATGTGCTCGTTGTTTCTGATCCTAGTAACCCTGAGAACGAAGGAAAGGTATTCTTATACAAGTTTGGTAAGAAAATCTTTGATAAGATTATGGAGTCAATGCAACCTGCATTTGAAGACGAAGATCCTATTAATCCTTATGATTTCTGGGAAGGTGCGGAGTTTAAAATCAAAATCCGTAAAGTAGAAGGATGGGTTAACTATGACAAGTCAGAGTTTTCCAAACAGTCTGCACTATTTGAAGGTGATGAAGAAAGACTAGAAGATGTATATGGGAAACTATATTCACTACAAGACTTTCTCAAACCAGAGAACTATAAGACTTATGCTGAACTATCAGCTAAGATGAATAAAGTTCTTGGTATTGATGCGGGTGCACCGGCTATGGAAATGCCAGCAATGAATGTGGTTGAATCAACTCCAATGGCAGCGACGGCAACAGCCGCACCTGTTATGGAAGAACCAGCTGCAGATGAAGATGATACTCTATCATACTTCGCAAAACTGGCTAAAGAAAGCTAATAAAAAGAAGTGTGGGTAACCACATCATTTTTAGGGAGACTTCGGTCTCCCTTTTTTTATCTAGTGGTAGTGGATTCTTGGGTTCTATTAGGTTTGGAAACTAATATATTAGTTGTATTTGCTTGAACACTACTCTGTGTTGAATTATCTGTGGCTAGATTTACAGGACTTTGTTGACCGATGGCTGATCTTAGTTCTACATTCTCTGCGGATATATTCATTAAATCTACACCAGTATTATCTGGTGTGGCTGCCGCGTTAGTGCCATCAGCTGTATCCATACGTAATATACCTTGGATTCTATTAAAATTAGCAACTGCTTTATCTACATCATCTCCGAGATTGGCCAATCCGTCAGTCTCAAAATTTCTACCTCTTGTTAATGTACCGCCTTGTAATATTGTTTCAAGTAGTCTTATATTATCATCTAAGTCTGTTATTGCAGAACCCATCTCAATGGAAATCTCTCCCATTGTACTCATTCTTTCAAACACATCAGCAAAGTTACTAAATGCATCTGCTCCTGCCTGTATTGTATCTGCCTTTTGTCCAACTTCAATCGCTTGTTCAATAGGACTTTTACTACCAGTGAAGAAACCTACAATAGAAGTGCCAATATCAGCTAAAGCAGTAACACCTTTACCAACTCCAAATTGTGCAAGGCCAAAACCTAAAGCTGCAAGTGCGCCAGTAGCAGCAAGTGTTCTTTCTTTATCTGCATTCTCGCCTATGGTTAATAGTTTATCTACTTCTGATACTATTGAATCTGCAGACATTGCAGTGTCACCTACTCCAGCAAAGAATGAACCCACACCAAATGCTGCAAGGCCGCCACCTAATGTTCCAAGTGCTCCAGTTGTTTTTGCCACATCACCGAATGATACGTCTGCAATACCAAGTAACGTAGATATATTATCTACAATATTTTCTGCCCAATTACCATCACTGGAAAACTTTTCAATAGCTCCATCTGCGCCTTCTACGGCTACTGCTGTGGCAGAACCAATACTAAATGCAATCAAACCCGCACTTAAAGCGGCCATGGTTCCTGCTATTTTTAAACTACTACCACCACTTGTGTCTATAGAAAGAAGTGTCTCTACGTTATCTTTAATAGACTTAGCAAAACCACCACTACCTGAAAATTTATCAACTGCCTTATCTACTCCATCAACCGCAACACCAGTTGCTGCCCCTGCACTAAATGCAAAAAGACCAAGACCTAAAGCAGCCATAGTAGCTGAAACACCCGTTACATTTGCAACAGACATACCATCAAGGTCAGCTATAGATAATAATTTAGCTACATTTTCTTTTATCTTCTCTGGCCAATCGCCACCTTCAAACTTGTCTATCACTTTTTGACTTAATGACGCTGTACCTGCACCGGCAGAGAATACTATTAATCCTGCTCCGATAGTAGCTAATGTAGCAAAAACTTCTGCAGCGGCAAATTCATCTGCGTCTAATCGAGATATTCCTAATAAATCATCAACATTCTGTACTATCTTCTTGCCATCCATACTCTCTATGGTTTTAATTAAGAATGCACTTGAAGCGAATACTGCAGCAACACCTACGGCAGCTGCTCCGACTCCAAGTCCTGCGCCACCTAGTGCCTTCATAAATCCGCTACTACCACCACCACTACTACCACTAGAACCACCATTTTGTGGTATACCTGATGAGCGCATTTCTTTTAATTCGTCTCTGATTTCTTCAAAGATGCTCGATCTTTCATTGGCATTTTCTTCATCACCAAGTTTATTGGCGTTCATTGTCTCAAAGAAATTATCAAAACCAGTATTAACCCTATCACTCATATCCAACGAAGCTTGTTGGATTTTCTTCATCTCTAATAAATGTCGTCTAGTATTTCTACCATCACGCTCGATCTCGGATGTGGCGCGATTATTCTCGCCCATAAGTTCAACTAGTTTTTCTAAACCGTCTTTACTTGGTGGTGTAGGGTTATCTTCCATTTCCTTTTCCTATTTTTTACCTAATGCTTGTGCACCAAAGAATGCAGCTACGATACCTGCAACTGCCACAAAATATGTTGGTGCCATTGAACCTAAAGTTGATTGTGCTTCACTTAATCCTGCTAAACTTGCAATAACTACTGCAGCTGGATATAGTAACATACCACCCAATGAGAACCATGCCATTTTTCTTTGAGCATCTCTCATTGCATCGGCATCTTCTAATTCTTTTCTTTTAAATTCTAAGTGCATTTTATTTTCCATTTGAGATATATGTCCATCGCCATTTATATCTGCGTCTTCCATACCCTCAACTGTTTTAAAGCCTCTAGAATCATATATACCACCCGCTTCTACTTGGCCTGCGGCCTTAGCATTTAGCGCATCGTATTCTGCACGACTCATACTTACTTCTGCTTTTTCATCATTTGCCATTATCTGGTCCTCTGTTTAAAAGAGGTAAATTACATACCTCTATATCCATTACTTTTGGATTTATGTTTTAAATTCTCGTCTTCTATATGTTGTTTTAATAGAGCAACATATATCTGCCTCTCCCATGGTATCATACTTTCCAGTTCAGTCAAACTATATTGATGATGTTGCATTAATGCGAAGTTGGTTTGATAAAAGTTTTCCAAACTCTCATGTGAGAGGCCTATGAAAAAAAACTGTTAAGTCCTTTTAACTCTACCTCATTTTCTAAACCACACTTACTGCATTTAAATGTATCATTATATGCTACACTAGGGGTATCTTGGAAAAATGCTTGAACTAATTTAAACTGTTCAGAGCTTAAATTTTCAATAAAATCTACCAAGTCAGACCTCTTTTCAGTCTTTGCACTATATACATTTTCATCGTCAAAAATACTTTCAATACAATCAATAATTAAGTCCATTATACCCTGAATTGATTCTATATTTTCAGGATTAAGTTTCCCTATAACTTCAGCTGTAGGATACTTCATCTTAATACCAATACCATCCGATCCTCCGAATAGTATAGTACCATCTGAATCTTTCGGTTTTACAACCTTAATATCATCAATATTAATTGATAATGGATTCATAGTACCACATTCCTCATCCTTACATTTAATCTGAATCTTCATTTCTTCTCCAACTGATTTTGCTCTCAGTTGTAAGAATAACATTTCAACATCAAAGACTGTAAGTTCGTCCATATTGTCTAAGCTGTAACAAGTTTGAATAATACTTCTTACTGCCTCACTTATTTGCACTGGGTCGTTTGACTCTAATGCAATCATTAATACCTTTTCCTCTTTTACCAAGTAAGGTCTCATATTTAACTTGGTCCCTGTAGACGGTAATTCAACCGTATAGCGAGGAACACTCATTTTTGGTAATGCCATTATAATCTCCTAAAATTATATTATAATATACCTTCAATCGCGCTTCTAAACCCTGATAGAGTAGAAGATAACGGACCTTCTGGTACATAATTATCGTAACTAAATGTTACGGTCATTTTTTGGACAGCACTTTCACTGTTATTGTCCAAAGTAATTCCAGCGACAGTAGTAGGAAAAGCTTTTTCTAACTTAACACCATATACTGGAACGTTCTTACTATTCAGTTGCTGTATTATAACATCCGAAGTAAAATCTGTTTTAAATTTTGCATGATACTTCTCAGTATCAAATACCTTTTCTAACCAATTATCAAATAAAGTTTTCATGTAGTAATCATTGGTTAATAAAAATGTGCAGGTTACGTCTTCATTTAAGAAAGTATATGGTACTTTTATTGCTTGTTTGTCTGCAATATAATCCAATGTACTCACATTCCTGCCGGGTAATGTTACATTCTCACATAACAATGATATATCTCTAGGATCATTAATCAATGATTTAAGGCCACCACCAGAAACCAGTGCTCCTAGAAGATTACCACCTAGTAGAGAACCTTGAGGGGGTGTAAATATAACCTGAAATCTATTTGCCTTGGCGAGACCGCCACGCTTTCCTATAGTACTTTTTAACTTATCTATTGACATTATGACCTCTGATAAACCTTTCTGGATTTTGCCCAGACTGATCTGGAGTTTTTCTTTTTAAACTGTTGTATTGGTAGATATATGGCTGTTTCCCAATCTGTCATAGGTACTCTTGACATTTGAGATTTAACATGACCAGTCAAGTATCTTTTAAAACATGGCTCAAATTCTTTATATTTTCTTACGCCATTTAATAAGTCATAAGTTAATTTTGTTAAACGGCTATTTGGTTTTAAATCTTTAGGAGCTAGTTTAAATAATTCATTGAGTAATCTGGCTCGAGCAACAGGATTCACATAATGTAGATTTAATCCATAGAACCCGCCTTCGGCAGGGCCAACTACTATTGTTAATGGAAATCTATCGTAGTAAGGAAGTGTCTCTTTTGTCTTTGGGTCATAGAAATACATGACCATATCGCCCACTTGAACTTTACTCTTTTTTGTTAATGCGTCATCTTGGAGTATTTTAGTCCTAGAAGGCATTTCTAGTTCTCTTACCTTATTAGTAAACCACTCTTCAGATTTAGGAGTCCTTGATCGGATTCCTGCTCTAAATGCCGCTGCGCTGATTGTATCGAATATTGATGCCATATAACTATTTATATTAGCCTTTTAGTAGCTTTATACCAAGATTGGATAAAGTATCTTCCGTCCATATTTGAAATTTCCACCCTTTGTGATCTGCATATTGTTTTGCTGCTGTCCACTTAGATGTATTCTTAATGTAAGTGGTAACCTCATTAATATATCTTTTAGTCTTCCTAGAAGGTTTCTTAGGTGGTATAGTTTGATTTTTAGGTTTAATTTCAACCAGAATAATTTCCTTATTGTCCAGTTCAACAAGTAAATCCACATAATATCTATGCAGTTTATTGTCAGTCTTGCACTTATAAGGCACTACTATCTCTTCGCTATTCCACTTTTTAACTTTAGGATTAGATTCGCACCATTTAAATGCTTGTCTCTCCCATAAAGAACGATAGACTACCTTACTAGGATCACCT